GTCATCATACCCCCGGGGGGTATGCATCCCGTGGGGGTCGGCGCCGAGCTGCCTGGGGCCGCGCGCCGGCCCCACGGGAGTCGAGTGTCGAGTGTCGAGTCGAGTCGAGTCGAGTCGCCCACCTGGCGCCGGATATGTCGAGTTGTCGAGTGTCGAGTGGGGCCGCGGGTAGTCGGGAGTCAAGTCGAGTGTCGGTATCTATTGCACGTTCTGACTTGACACGTTTACGCATAGATGGTTCCATGTCCGTATCAGTAACAACTGGACACGCTTACCAAATAGGAGAGAACACGCCATGAACGCAACCAAGCCATCTGGCCTTACCCGAGTCGAGTCCATCCTGGCTAATGCCGAGTTCGGCGCCGCGGTAATCGTCGGTATGACGCAAGCAACGCCGGCCGATAAGGCTAAAGTCGCCGCGGCCCGTAAGGTTCAGGGCAACCTACGCGCACTTATCGGTTATGCCGATGAGCCGGCCCCGATTCTCACGCCTGGCGCGGCCCAGTTCAAATTGGGGAAGAACACCCTGCCGAGCTTCGGCATGATGTTGACGCCGGCTAATGGGATTATGGCGCCGGCCCTGGCAGATATCCGGGCCGCATTTGAGTTGACCGGGGCCTACAACCTTTGCCCGCGGGCATCTAGCGGATGTATCTCAGCGTGCCTAGTGTTCTCCGGCCAGTCCGGCATGCCGACCGCCCAGCGTGGTCAGGCGGCCCGTACCGCGTTTCTTCTGGCGCGGCCGTATGAGTGTGGCTTGATTATCGGTGCTGAGATCCGGGCGGCCCTTAAACGTCACGGGCGGATTAATCTGCGACTGAATACCACCAGCGATATCAGGTGGGAACTGTTCGCGCCGGACATGATAGCGGCCCTAGCGGCGGCCGGCGTAGAGCTGTATGACTACACAGCGTGGCAACCTGCGAATAGGGCGCCCAGTCCCGAGTACTCACTCACCTATTCGGCGAAGGAACCGTCGCATACGTCTGACGACTATCTGACCGGAATTCTCGCGTCGGGTGGAACCGTGGCAATGCCATTCGATACGGCCCGCGGTAAGCCATTGCCTGAGACCTGGCACGGGTTCGCCGTTATCGACGGAGACGAGTCTGACGAGCGACGGAATGATCCGGCCGGCGTCGTCGTCGGGCTCCGCGCTAAGGGCCATCGCTGGCGGCGCCCTGGCGGTAACGATGCCGGCTTCATTCGTTCGGCCGTAGTCGCAACCTAGCCGTGTTTACCGGCGCCAGGGCCGTTGTCCTGGCGCCGGCATGCGACGGCTAGTCGCAGATCCAAACAACCTGAGAGGAAAGCAATCATGCGGGTAACCGTGAGTGAACTGGAAAGCATCATCGGCCGGATTAACCGGACGGCCGGCGTCGAGTCCGGCGCCATCGGATCGGTACGTCTCTATCGCGATTACGGTGGCTACCCGGTAGCTACCGGGGTGCAGCTACTAGACCGCACTACCGGGCTTAGGTTGGGGTTCTGCCACGATCACCTAGCGGATTGGCAGCGGGATCACGCGGACGTATTTGATACCCGTCTGGTGATCGTAGGGCCGTTGTTCGCGCCGCGGTCTGACTGGGCGTGCCCGGTATGCGTTGCCGGTTGCCAGGGATGCGGCGCCGATATCGGTGAGCCGTGCCGGCCGTTGTCGACGTGTAGCGCCGACTAGTCGCGCTTGTCGGTTACCGGGGATAGCGTCCCGGTATCCGGCATGCGGAACTAGCCGCAATATGAGAGGACTTACACACAATGGCTACCGATACCGACATCATCGTTGTACGTCACCTGGCGCCAGGGATGGCCGGCTCTCAGTCGCCGCGGGTTATCTCCCGGCATGCCAGCGGACCTAGGGGATGGTCCAACGCGGTCAAGTCCTATCGTGAGGACTGCCGTACGGTCATACGTTCATGGCCGGGGTGTGCGCTAGCTGCGGTCTAGAGGCTTGATTCGTTTTTTGGGGGAGAGGCTTGAGCAGTTTTAAGGCTTGAGCCTCTCCTTGACGCGGGTACGATCCGAATCTATGGAAAGGCTTGAAGGTATGAAGGATCGGCCGGCGTTGACCCTCGCCGTCATTGAAGGCTTGAAGGCACAAGGCTTGAATCAATCCCAGATCGCTGAGTTGTTCGGTGTGACCAGGCAGGCTGTGTCGTGGCATGTGAAAACGTATGGCGGCGACAAGCCGTTGACCGCTCGTCAGAGAGGTTTGGAGGTTTGGCCGTGGATCACCGACTCACGTTTCCGGGTTAACGCCGTGTTCCAAAGGCTTCGTGACCACGCCGAGTACATCATCGGCGGCGGTGAAGGCTTGGACTACCTGAAGCTCTCCCGGCTCAAAGGGTTCTACGAGAAGCTGGGCAAAGGCTTGGTTGTGGAGTTCGACCCTGGCATCCCCCCGCATGACGGTGTCGCCGCTGGAGGTTTCGCTTATCGGGAAAGGCTTGATTCCGATGGGGATCTGCTGATCCGCGTGAACGAGTACACCCACCTGTCTGATGAAGGTTTGAAGGTGTGGGTTATGCCGAAGGTGCTGCCTGAAATGAGGTTTGAATCGTTGAAGGCTTGATCAAGTGAAGGCTTGATTTACCTACGGTCCTTGGGTTTGGGTGGGGCAGAGGTGTTTCTCCGCGAGGGCGATGAATGCTGCGTCGCGCTCCGGGTTGTTGGGTTGGCCGAGCCAGCGTTGGACGGTGTCGATGCCTCGTTGGATGAGGTCGTCATCGGCGCTGGTTTGTGCGGCGCAGATGATGTAGGCGTTGCGGAGCAGCTCTTCGTTGTTGTCGGTGTAGCCGGCCGCTCTGGCTTCCTCGAGGAACTGTTGGGTGGTGGGTTGGGCTTGGGCTCTGGATGCTGCGGTGACGCCGATGAGGATGGCGGCGAGGATGGTGGTGAGGATGATGAATCCACGCATGGCGGCGGGCCTTTCAGTTGTTTGTGGGGTTAGTTGACGGTGACGTGGATGTGGTCGTAGTGGGCGGGGTCGGTCTGCCACAGGATGTAGGAGATGCCGAAGCGCCCGGTTTGGTTTTGGATGTCGTTGTAGATCTGGTTGCCGAGGGTTGTGTTGGGTCCGACCATGATGTCGATGGCCCGGCCTGATGGGTGGTCTGGGAGTGGGTCGTGGCGGACTCCGCCGATGGATTGCACTCCGGGGTAGTTGGTTTGGATGTATTGCGCTAACGCCCAGGCGTTCGGGGTCAAGCCTTGTCCGCCGACGATGGGGACTGCTTGGGCTGGTGTGGCGGTGATGATGAGCGCGGCGGCCAGGGCGGCTGCGGTTTTCATGGGTTTGGGCTTTCGTTTGGTGCGCCGTGCGTGCCGGTCTTTGGTGCGACGTGTGTGTGTTTGTGTTTGGGTCGCCGTGACGGGGCTGCAGGGCGCAGGAATGGGGAAACCCCGGGGGCGAAGGGGGGTTTCGCGTTCCCGGGGTTTCAGGGTGAGTTCTGAGCGGCCCTGCGTTTATCTCAGAGTTTCGCTGTTACTACAGCTGGCTAGCTGGCCTGAACTTAATCTGGGCAGCATCTACTCACGGGGTTAAGGCTAGCGAATTGTGGTGACAATTCGCTTAGGTGGTTGCGGCGTGTCGCGGTCCTGGTGTGTGGGGTTCTTTGTGGTGTGTGGTGAAGCCTTGGGGGTTGTCTTCGATGTGGGCTTGGATCATGAGTTTGACGCGGAGCTGGGCGAGCATGGTTTCGGTTCGGTCGAGGGTGACGTGGTGGTTCATTCTTGGACTCCTTGTGGTGTGAGGCCGAGCTGGTGGGCGAGGGTTATGAATTTGTCGGGTGCCCAGAACGTTTCGCAGGCTTGGCAGGTTGCCCCTGTGTCGGCGTCGATTTTGAGGGCTGGTCGTCGGACGAGTTCGCCGGCGGGGTCTTTGGTGTGGATGGTGTGTTGGCCGCAGGATGGGCAGGGTGCGGCGATGTGTTTGTTGGGTTTGGGGTTGAGGAGGTTGAGGATGTTTTCGCACCACTGGTTGATGGTGGTGGCGATTTTGTGGACGTGTGGGGTGTCTTGTGGGCGCCACCCGGTTTCGGTGAGGTGGTGGAGGCGTTGTGGTGTTGTGCCGCGTTGGGGTGACCATTTGTAGGTTGTGGTGTCGATGATGGTGAGTAGGTCGGTGGCGTCGATCCAGAGTGGTGGCATGGATTTGGGGGGTGTTTTGTTGTTGCCGTTGAGGGTGCCGGGGAGTTCGGTGGTGAGGCAGTGGTAGAGGGATGGTTGGTAGAGGGTGGTGTTGTTGTGGGGTGTGGGTTGTTTGGCGGTGAGTCTGGTGACGGCGGTGTGGAGTTGGGTTTTGGCGGCGATGATGTTGGTGTTGGGTGTTGTTTGGGGGTTCATTTGGTGCCTCGTTTGCATGGTGTGGTGTGCGGGATGCCGCAGCGAAGGCAGTAGCTGGCTTTGTCGTGTTGCCAGTCGGTGACCCAGCGGTGGATGAGGCCAACGGTTTCTTGGCGTAAACCCATTTCCGCGATCACCGCGTCGGCGGCGGAGCGGGACAAACCTTGGCAGCGTTTACAGGCATCGTCATCGACAGCGCATCCAAAGCAGCGGTGATCTATCGCAGCGGCGATACGGTCACGCAACTCACTCATCGACAGTCCAATCTGTGACATAGCGACTAAATGATGTGTAACCGGCACCCGGCTCGTCGATGCCAAATCGTGATTCGTGACGCAAATCCATTTCCGCGATCACCGCGTCGGCCAGTAGCCAAGCGCACTCCCGGTTGATGTAGTCACCGTCGAGGACAACCTCTTTGGAAGAAAGGATGGCGGCGATACGGTCACGGAGGCTGTCACTCATCGTCGGGCCTTCCGCCGATTGCAGGCATGGATGGACTGGCACACCCAGCCGTCGCGGTATGCGCGGAACTTTTGAGTGCCTTTTCGGCCACACAGAGCGCAGGTGCGCGTTGGGTGCAACTCCGCGATCACCGCGTCGGC